TAGTTTTTCTGTTTCGGGTTCGTAGCATCGCACGCCAGCAGCTCGTCGGCCAGCGTGTAGTAGTTGTCCTTGTCGTGCTCGGAAATCTCGATCTTGACACCGACGTACTGCGTCTCGGTCCCGCCGTCCTTGTGGACGTAATGGCCCGAGTACTTGACCGCGATCTCCAGCTTGTCGAAATCGGCGTCCGGCGTCGTCCACGTCACCGGCCCGCCGCCGTCGCTCGTATGCAGTATCTCCAGCTCCGGCTGGTACTCGCATTTCAGCGAGCTGAATACCGCCGTCTGGGCCATCGTCCCGTTCCGCTCGTAGGTCGTGACACTGTCGTAGTTGTCGGCCGGCTGGCCGTTTATGTACAAAGTATCGTCCACCATCCCGCCGTCGGGCCCCTCGCCGAACGCTATCAGCAGGCTCAACGTCTCGTCCAGTCCGTCCGGGACCCGCCAGCCGGCGATTATATTGCCTCGCCGCTTGTTGGTCCCGTACGCCCTGGCGATCGAAATGCCCTGCCTCTGCGTCGTCACCGGCGACCAGCCGTAGGAAGGGCTGCTCTCGACGTGCGCATCGTCCGGCGACGAGCCTATCGCCCTGACCAGGTACGCCACGCCGATCGAAATACCGATATTGACCGCGGCGGCCAGCAGCATCGCCCCGACCGTCTCGAATCCCAGGCTCGTCGCCACCCAGAGCGATATCGCGTAAATACCGCCGATGACGTCCTTGATCGCCGGGATTATAACGATCTCATCGCCCGCCGCCAGCTCTCGCCGGTACTCGTCTTTCTCGACCGGCGGCAGGCACTTCTGGTTGTGATAGACGATTATATACTGCTGATCGGCCGCGTATTGGCGGACGATGTCGGCCAGGTCCTGCCCGCAGAACGGCACGCGGCAGGCGATCCGCCCCTTCTCGACCTCGAGCGGGTTTTTAACGACCGTAATTTTTAATTCCGGTTTCATTAAATCTCAAATCTTAAATTGATAATACCCCTCGATATGCAGCTTCCACTTCGGATCGTTCAGCGACGATATATTGACGCCCATCTTGCCGGTCGTATGGATGAACCTGCCGGCCGCCAAAACCAAACCGATATGCCATCTGATCAGGTCCCGGTCGTCGATCACCCGGAACAGGACCAGGCAGTTGACCTCCGGCCCGGTCAGCCGGGTGAAGTTCTTTTTTTTCTGCTCTGCGATCAATTCGCCCCGCGATTCGTTGTCGGCAGGCACCGCGATCCGGGGCAGCTCGATCCCCGCCCGCCTCGATACCTCCGCCACCAGGCCCCAGCAGTCGTAAGCCCCCGGCCCGGCGGCACCTTCTTTGTAAGGTTTGCCGATCAAATCAGTGACATCAATTCCGTATTCCTTCTTTGTCATGCGAACCTCACTGTTTTCGACCGCAGTCCCATCTGGCCGCCGAATCTCGCCAGGTTGTTTCTGTCCTCGCAGTCTCCAGGCGAACCGTTGCATGTCGACTCGGCGCCGGAGTAGCCGCACTCGACGCCCTTGAACTTTCCCACGTGCCGGCAGTAGCCGCTGAAATACCTGCTCGGTGGAAATTTACGATTCAGCATACTCGGCGCGCCCAGGACGAAAGCGATCCACTTCTCGCCGGCCGAGCAGCCGGTGACTACGAACTCCTCGGCCTTTGCCGACATATCGATCGACAGGTACTTCGAATTGACAGGCGTCCGCGTAATCGTCTCGCCCACAAGCCCGTCGTAGTCGTCTACGTAAGGCAGGATGTAATTGATCAGGTCGGCGTTGGTGATCGACAGCGTCAGATTCGAAAGCCGGCCCGGCTCGGACTTGTTGTACCAATCCATATTGAAATTGCACTTGTTGTAGACAGTCCCCCGGTAGGTGACATTTTCGATATTGTTTACGAAGTGCAGCGTACTTTCGCCGGTGATATCGATATCCAGCAGCCACAGCCACGCCCAGGGACTCGCCAGCTTGTTCTTTTCGATCGCTATGTATTTGTCTATCGAATCAGGCATAATTTAATTTCAAATCTCACGGCGGCAGCCGCCGCATTAAAAATTTCAAATTTCAGATTTCAAATTCTAAATTCATAATTCTAAATTCATAATTCCCTTCACGCTCCCGCGCTGGAACTCGAGCTGCTCGACGACGATGAGCTGGACGACGATGAGCTGCTGAGCGATGAGCTGGACGATGAGCTGCTGAGCGATGAGCTGGACGATGAGCTGCTGAGTGACGAACTGCTGGACGACAGGCTGCTCGAACTCGATGAGCTGCTGGACGATGAACTGCTGGACGACAGGCTGCTCGATGAGCTGGACCCGGCTTCCCCGAACATCTCGATCTGCGCGTAGTATCTGTCTATGCACCTGGGCTCGAGGCCGAACCTGATCGGTCCGGCAAGCCTCATCTTCCACATCGCCGACGTCAGGACATTTGACCAGTTGAATGTCACCGACCCGACGCCGATATCGTTCTCGAAATTCTCAAGCGACACCTTGTCGGCCGCGGTGATATAATGATATGTCACCGTAAACTTTACCGGCACGGTCCCCGAGAATCTCGGCCTGGTCGCTATCGCGCCGGATACGAATTCCGAGCGGATCGTCGGGTCGATCAGTTTTTTCTCGCTGAATCCCCTGTGCGATACCGCCCTTGTCAATGTCGGAAACGATGCCATATATTAAATCTCAAATCCTATCTGTTAAGCAGCTTACTGAGGCTGCCGCCCTCTGTAATATTTTTAGCCACCAGCGAGACGACCCAGCTCTCGCCGTCGAACTCCGGCTCGTTTTTCTGCTCGATCTGCTGGCCCGATTCGTTGTAGATGACGATGCTCGGCGCAGATCCGCCGCCGCTGCGGCCCCTGACAATCTTGTTGCCCGGGGCGATTACCTCATCGTCCTCGAGCACCGCCAGGTACTCGTTAGACTTGATGTTGCGGCCGCCGTGATATTCCGGCACGGAATCCGGGATCCAGCCGGCGTGCCGTAATACCGGGTCCACACCGGCGTTCGAAACCGAAGTGCTGTAATTCGGGCTGTACCCCGGCGCTCCGGCCTGGAAGTTCGGACCGCCGCCCAAAATCCCGGACAGCCCGCTCATAAGCGGCTGCACCCAGCTTTGCATCATTGACCTGGCCATCATGTCGGCTGCCATCCTGGAAAACGCCCGGCCGATATCGGACAAGAACTGGACCATCGCATCGCGGAAGCTGGCCACGTCGGAGATCATCGACTGAAACGCCCCGGACATGGACGATTCGATAGACCGCGAGGCCTCTGCGAATTTGTCGGAAGTGTAGAGCGCGATGTTCTGCATATCCTCGCGCAGCTCGGCCGAGTAAACAACCATCGAGTTGCCCCGCGCCATGCGTATCGCCTCGATCTCGGCCCGGATCAATTTGCCGGCCTCGGTCTCGGCCCCGGTGATATCGACCATTATCGCCGCGTGCCGGGCCCGGTAATCCTCGTACATCCGGATCTTTTCCATCCGCGTCTTGTCGTGAAGCGACCTTGTGACTGCCAGATAATTCCTCGTATCGGCCAGGATCTCTGCGTTTGTCTTCTTGTTTATAACATTTTGCTTTTTACCATAAACCTCTTCCAGTCTATTATTTAGCTCCTTAATCTCGGCTGCCTGCTCCGCGGCCGTCATTGCCCAGTCACCTGATGCGCCAACCCCGCGAAAAGCACCGCCGCCGCCGCCTTCGAATAACGGCATCATATATTTTTCTCTGTCCTCTTCGTAGGCCTTCCATTGTGCCCTTTGTACAATCCCCCACATTTCAGGTTCGCGCGGCTGTATGGGTTCTGATAATATACCTGCCTGTTGTGTAAACGCTTTAACGTCACCCGTCAAAGACCTGTATTGCTCGATCGATCTTCTATTAATTTCTGAAACGTCATTAAGGAAATCAATAGGCCCAAGATGTAATATGTCCGTCATGTTTTTCAGAAAATTCGTTGCGCTCGGTGCTATTTTCTCACCCAACTCTCTCTTAAAATCCTTCCAGCTTTCCTTGGCCTTATCAATCTCGGTTGCGGTCGTCTGCATTGATATCCGAAAATTATCTTGCTCATAGTTTGTATCTGAAATCATCAATTTGTAATCTTCAGTTATGGCACCTGCGTTTTTCAATGCAGTGGCAAAACCGGCAAAACCCCTTATTGTCGGCATGAGAATGTCGAGCTCTTTTGCATTCGCTTTTTGCAGCCCTTCAAATATTTTTATTAATCCTGCACCCTTGATTGAGTTTTCGTTCATTTCAAAGCCAAGGCCTTTAGCGATCCTTATCTGCTCTTCCGAAGGATTTTTCATTTGATTTAATATGTTTTTTAGCGATGTCACAGCCTTATCGGTTGATTGAGTTGTTCTCGTTAATACAGACATTGTGGCGGCCAGCGCCTCTAAATCAACGCCTAAAGGTGCGGTATAGCCAATAGCATCACCTATATGCTCTGCTAAATCCGAAAAATCCATCAAGCCCAATCTTACTGTTTTATGAAGTATTTCCTGTACGTAACTCACTCTATCAAGTGACATTTCGTACGCATTC